GCAGTTCATCGGCAGGTGGGGGTCTTTCATGCGTTGGCACGCGCTTCTAGCGCCTCGATCCGTTTATAGATCGAGCTGTGCGTGTCATGGGCGTGCGAGTCGATCATCCGCTGCGCGGCCTCCCGCGAGGTGCGCTCAGCATGAATCTCATTGGCCATGTGCGCTCCCCGCTCGTCGATCCTGTCGATCCGCTCTTTCATGTCCGACAGGCTCACGCCGTGGCTGTCGAGCGTCGATGCGACGCGGTCTACCGTTGACGAGAGCCCCTCGAATCGCTCGGGCAGTACCGCGAGGGCGCCGACCGTCTCGCTGACGGCTTTCACGGCATCACGGACTTCATCGAGGTCGTCTCTGAAGTTCGTCGAGTGGTCATTGCTGACCTGCGCGTCTGCGGACTGCGCGGCTTTCTTCGCCTCCTCTGCGGCCTTGGTGACGCGCTGCATGTGCGATTCCATGCTCGTTTTGAGGCGAGCGAACCACATCGCAACGACGCCACCGAGGCCAGCTAGGAGGATCGCAATGAGTCCGGTTGTAGCCTCTATGACCTTCGGGTCGGCGAAGATGCCACTCACGGCTGCGCGTCACCGCCCGAGTTGCTGCGTGTCACCGCCTCGTCCGCGCTTGCTCGCACGTCGTCGATGGTCTCGCCGCCAGGCGTGAGCGCGCCGGTCCAATCAATAAGGCTCACTCCGCCGATCTTGATCCCCGAGAGGATCTGATACACGGTCCAGGCGACGCCTAGGAACACCGTTGCCTGCGAGACGATGAGCTTCCAAGTCGCTGGGTACGATCCTGAGACCCAGACGCCTGCCGTCACGACGACGGCGACGGCGACCGTCAGCCAGACGCGACGCTGGCGCGTCCAGTACGGGCGATCGAGCGCCGCCTGAACGAGCGGCCACACGAGGCCGATGAGGACCGACGTCACGAACGGGTCGGACTGCAAGCCGAGCAGAATGCCACTCTGATTCACTTCTGTCTCCTTCTCACGCGGTCTCTGCGCCCGCGAGCGCGATGCTGATTGCGGCGTTGGTTGCCGCTCCGTAGATTTCGTCCTGGTATGCGCCGACTGCGGCCTGGATGCGGCCGACTGTGGTGTCGTGTGCGGCTTCGGAGTTTTCACCCCAGATGCCGTCTGGCTCTGCGCCCACGACTCGCTGCGTGTATTCGACGCCGAAGGGGAATTCGGTGCCTCCCCAGGTGGATGCGGCAGCGACGGCGAGGATGCGCTGGCGAGTGTCGGGGCCGAGTACGTTGTCGGGGTCTGCACCGACCGCGCGCTGCAGGGCCGTGATGTCGGTCGGGCCGGACTGCGCGGGCGCAGCTCCGCCGCCGTCCCAGCGGCCGTTGTCGATCATCCAGGCGAGCACGACGTGCATGTCGACCCACCCGAGGATGTCCTCGTCGTAGCGGTACTTCACCAGGACTCCGTTGCCGTTGTCCTGGGATCCGCCCATGCTGGTGTTGCCCTCGACGGCACGGTAGAGGGTCGCGGCGGGGTCGGGCCAGGACGCGCCGACGTGGTCGGCGATGCCGTCGCCGTGCCACTCGTAGATTGCCTGCCGGCCGTAGCCTGGTTCGTCTGACCAGGCTCCGATCTGCTGGGCGAAGTTCTTGATGTACGGGACGTAGTACCACCAGGCGGCGTTCATGAGGTTGACGCCGGCTTGGAGGAAGCCCCAGACCTGGAAAGCTCCGCACCAGGCGTAGCCTCGGAAGTCGGGCTTGCCGACGGCGTTCCAGTACTTGTCGCCGCCGACGTGGCCGACCTCGTCGAGCATGGCGCGCAGGGCGGTGTCGACGGCTGCGACGACGCGGGGGTCATTGGGGGAGGTGGTCATGCCTGACCTCCTTCACGCTGAGTGATGTTGCGTTCGGTCAGGAGGCCGAGCAGCTCGTCCTCCTGGGTCTTGGTTTCGGGCATCGTCTGAAGATCGGGTGCCATGATCAGTCCTTTCATGGGTGTAGGAAGCCCCGGCCACCAGGTGCGGTGGTCGGGGCGTGATGTGTGGCAGGCCGGTGCGCGGCCTGTCAGGTCTTGATGATGAAATTCATCGCGACGTAGGGCGGCATGATGTTGAACGGCTGCGACTGCCCTTCAACTTTGGCGACAGCCCTGTCGAGGTATCCCGCGCCGAACGACGAGATGCCGGGCCACCCGCCACCGCCCGCGAAATTGGTCTGATAGATGCCAGCACCTCCGCCCCACTGGGTAGACTCGCCGCCGATCTGGTGCTGGTGCCTCGGCATCTCAGCCGTTGTCATCGTGTGCTTCTCCTCGCCGCCCTGCTCACCAGCAGGATGCGCCGACGACGCACCGAGGACGAAGCGGCCGCGAAGGTCGGGCACACGGAACTTAAAGCCGCTGCCAAAGACGCGCGCCAGGTCCGGGTAGGTGCGACGGTCGTACTCTTTCCCATCGCAGAGAAGCCATCCGGTCGGCGCGGATGCCCCGGCGAAGGCCGCGATGACACCGGCCGGCGTCACAACCGTGATCGCCTCACCCGGGTCACCCTTTGGGCCGCGCGGGCCAGTCTCCCCCGGGTCGCCCTTCGGGCCAGGCGGGCCAGCCGGGCCGCGCTCACCCTGGTCGCCCTTCGGGCCGGTGTCGCCCTTCGGACCGGGGGGGCCAGGCTTGCCCGCTTCCCCGCTTCCGGTCCCAGTCCCCGACCCGCCTAGCCGCAGGTCTGCGAGGTCTATATACGTGTCCCGGTATGTGCGAGTGGCCGCGAGCGCCTGCATATTCCCCTGGTGTATCTGCACGAGGATACGGTCGCCCGGGTACGCTTTGCGGGTGAGCAGTCTATCTGGGACGACCATGATCGCGTCATTCCAATCGTCGCCGCGCCTCCACAGGTCCGCGTCGAATCGCACGCTGACGAATCCCTGCCTCGGCCTGCTCACACACGTCGCCCATTGGTATGTTGGCTGCGCGTCGAGCTTGCTGCGCAGCTCAGCGACGACGTCCGTCAGATAATCGAGGCTAGACACCCGGAATCTCCTTAATTGTGGTCGTGACGAGCGCTGTCGGCGACAGCGGGATCTTCATTTCCTGCACGGTTCCCCGCAGGCGCTGTCCCTGCGAAATGAACTCCACGACATCGCCCGGCCGGATATTGATCGGCAGATGCTCAATCACCAGCGATGCGGCAGGCATCGCCTTCTCCGTGAGGATTCTCTGCGCAACTTGGTTGATCGCCGCCTGCGACGTCGCTTTCACCCCGGTCTCAACGTGCATGATTTCGCCGCGGTTCACCGTCGAGAGAGGGTCGCGAGGGTTGTCGTTGCGCGCAACACCGACGACCGCCTGCGATGGCCCTGCGTAATACTTGGTATCTCCGCGTTGCGTTTCGTCCGACCCCGGAGTCCCAATGCAGACAATGACGTTCGGGACCGAGAAGATGTCCCGGTCGATTGTCCAGTCCGCTGAGTGGATCGCCGAGTCGCCCTCGCGGAAAACGTAGGATAGCGGCCGTCGAGACGGCCGAATATACGTGCCCCCCGTGATGACACCGTAAGGGTCTGGCGTCAGCGCACCCCAGCCGACGAGGCGCGCGCAGTCGTTGAGCATCGTGAGGACGTTCGTTCCGACGTCGTATGTAATTGACTCATTGATGAGGTACGGCCCTCCGATGAAGCCGTAATCCCCGAATTTCGTGAAGCCCATCCGCAGATTACGTGCCCGTGCCGCGTATCTGGCGATCAGTCCCCATTTCTCGTTGTCTCCCAGGTGCGCATCTTCTACCTGCTCGATACGGTCAGTCGCCATGCGGTCGAGGTACGCGAGCGTTGAGAGCAGCTCGACGTCCCTCGTCACACGGTGGTCGTTGACTGAGCGGGTCGGTGACGACATCACGAAGGTTGCCACGGGCCAGCCCTCCATGCCTATCGGCACGTAATCAACGCGCGCGTGCATGTTGAACCAGTCGATCTCCTGAGCCCTCTCCGTGAGGCTCATCTGCCCCGACGCACGCAGACGCGACGTCGCGGACAGCGTCACCGACCCGGACTCGACGCCGTCGAGCAGCCCAATGTCCTGCCCGTCTGGAGTCGTAAGCATCACTCGATAATCAGCCTGCCTCACAGGCGAGGTTTCACCCACGGTTCACCTCCGTCAGCTTCGCTGACACCGACCAGATACCGCCGACCTCGCGCCCGAGCTGGACGTCGGACAGAGAGCCGTACAAGACACGGCCTAGCGGGTCTCGATACATGAAGGGCGCAGGCATGTAAGCCAGATCTTCAAGAGCCTGACGCTCGCGCTCTGACGAGTCCAGCAGCGCCGCAGAGACCTGCATGACCCGCTGGCGCTGCGTGCCCGACAGCTCGACGCCCAGCTTTCGGCCCGCGAAGTACTTTACCTCTCGGTTCACGAGGCCAAGCTGCGAGCCCGTCACCGGGTTCCACCCCAGACGCACCGACCTCGAGAAGCCCAGGCCGGCTGAAATCCACACCGCCTGCGAATCCGCGAGCGCGTCGATGATCGTCACGGATGACGAGGGCATTGCCGATGTCGCGGTCACCCTGTACTTGGTCGTGCCGTTGGTGAGGCACTCCCTGTCCTTGTACATGGTCGAGGGCGGGAGTTTGTCGGCGACAATGGTCCAGGTTGAGCCGCCGTCGATTGATCGCTCGAGGCGCGTCTCGACGGTTGGCGGTTGCTTGCTGCCGGCTGGGACTGCTGGTGAGGCAATCGAGATGAGCATGTCCCCCTCGTCCTCTTCCCAGGATGCTGTCACAATCGGCTCGGGCGGCGTCGGATACTCGACCTTGTACCGCCGTTGCACGGTGGTCGCGAGGCCGTACCCGTCCGTGAGTGTCACGCGGACGACGTATTCCGTGCGATTTTCGAGGCGCGCCTTGAAGCGCAGCGGTGCACGCGAGAACGTCGGCTCGGCGCCCAGCGCGGCCGCGGTGCCCTTGATCTGCTCGATGGCCTGCATGTTCGACGAGAGCAGCTCACAGAGCACGGTCGAGATCGTCGTCGACGAGCCCTTCACGTGCGACACCGTGAGTGCCCCGTCGAACGCCGAGCGGTCGAGCGTGAGCGAGTCTGGCGCGAGCGCGACAACCGGCGCATACGTGACCGTTGTCCGCCTGACAGGGGACCAGTCCGAGTACTCTCGGTACTGGCCTTTCGTCCTGATCTGGTAGTCGATCACGCCGGCCGGGAGGTCGATGGTCTTTGTCTGCGCTGATCCCGTGACGGAGGCGAACTTCCAGGGCGTTGCCTCCCCCGCCCGGTGCCCGTCTGCCGTCTCCGTGTACACGGTCGCGTACCGGATTTCCGCCGCTTCCTGCCAGGTCTCGTCGAGAGAGGTATGCGCCCACGTGAACGGCACGGCTCCGACCGTAGCATATGCGCCCGGCCCGGACACGGCCGGTATGCCTGGCTTCTGCAGCACCTGGATCGTGTTCGACGGGGCCGAGCGCTCGGATTCCAGATTGTCGGTCCTGATGATCGCGTGGTACGTGTGCTGGACCTGCAGGTCTGCCGTCTCGTGCACCCAGCCGTCCGCGTCGGCGCGCACTTCTCCGACCTTCTTGTCTCCGTCCCAGATCTCGACCGTCGCGTCCTGTGGATACGCGAACGTTGTTTTCCAGGTGACGCGGATCTGGCCGCGTTCGTTCTTCGAGGCTGTCAGCTCCGAGACCGGAGCCGGATCCGTCGACACGCCGTTCGACTGAGGCGACGGTGGGCCTGGCATGAAGTCCGAGACATCGCGCACCCGCGACGGGATGACCGTCGACGCAGACACGCGATACCAAAAACGATCGTTCGCATACACGGCCTTGCCATCGGCCAGCTTGAAAACTGGCGCCGTTGCGCCCTCGGCGTTCACCCAGGCCACTACGTGCCACTGGCGTGGGAGCCAGGGCCCCGAGTAATTGTCGGAGTATGCGTCCCAGCGTTCGATCACATACGAACGGATCGGCGACGACGCATCTGCCGGCTTCGCGGCCGGCCACTCAAGCAAGACCGAGCGCCCGTCCTCAAACAGCGACGCCTTACAGTACGACGGTGCTGACGGCGGCTTCGCCGGCCGCGCAGGCAGCGTAAGCCACGCCTGCATTGACGGGTGCCCGCCATTCCAGATCGGCCCCAGCGAATAGCCGACGCCAATCGATCGCTCCTGATTCGGCAGCAGATCCTCACGCCAGTGGGACGTGCCCATGTCCTTGTACACGGTCGCGCCGGTCGGCGACGAGAAAGACACCGTCTCCGAGCCGACCCCGACGTTGCCCCACCAGTCGGTTTTCGCCGAGAAATTATGCCCGTATCCGTCCGACCGGAGCCAGAACTGCGCGTACACCTCAACGTAACCCTGATGCGGGTCGCCCGTGTACCACATCTCCACGCCGACCGACATATACCCGGACGACGCGGACCACTGAATCG